TTCCCGCCGCCCAGGCTCTGCACCGGACGCATCGGCTCCGGCGTTTTCTCAATGATCGCAAAGCCGTTTTTTCGATACTGCGCAAATGCAGCGTCCAAACGTTCCTCAAACCACTTTCCCTGCGCCTTGCTGACTGCGCCCTGTAGCTGGCGGCGCGGGTCCTTGTTATGTCCCATGACGGCTGATTCTCCAGTTTTTGCTCCGGTCGTACCGGATGACCACCTGATGCGCTTTCGTGCGTTCATGAATGCGGCTGCCTGTCCCTTCGTCAATCAGGAACAGATCCTCCGGCATACGCTCGGTGCTGATAATCGTAGTCAAATGGTTAATATACCGATAGTTGATGATATCAAACGCCAGCCGGATATCCCCTCGGTCTACCATGTCCGTCTGCCGGTTGTCGCGCTGGTCGTTTTTGCGCTTGAAAAGGTCGTCTATATACAACACTTTACAGGTTTTCAGTGGGTTTATCAGCCGCGCATATGCCGCAGCGTCGTTGATAACCGCCTTGAGCCGTGTGCCGTCCTCGATCCAAAGCATATACCGCACAGGGATACCGGCTTTCAGGAAGCGTATCGCCGCTGCCGTCCCTAAATGCGTCTTGCCCGCTCCCGGCTGTCCCGCCAGCAGCAGCCATTGACGGTTTTCATCATTTACGAACTGTAAAACGTCACTTTTAACAGCCGCCTGCCATTGCTCCCTGCACTGAAAGGCCTCAAATGTATATTTATCCATCACCTCGCGCAAGCCGCTTCGCCGCAGCTCCTTGATGCTTTCGCGTACCGGTGCGCATTCGCAGTCACGGATAAATCGCTGTCCGTCCTGATACATCCAGAAATAACCACGATTCATGCACTTCGGGCAGTCATAGCCGGTCAGATGCCCCGGCTGGCGGTTGGAAACTTCTACAATTTCCTGCTCAATTTCGTCAATGCTTTTCCCACGGAAATCAGTACCGTTTCCCGCCAAGGAATTCCTCTCCCGTGTCGCTCCCATGATTTTTGCAATCTGTTCCATTCGCGTTTTGCTCCTTTTGCTTCTTGAATCTTGCGCTTCTGGCCTGATAAGCGCTTAAATCCCGCACTTGTTCGGCAAGAATGTCGTCCATGATTTTTACCGCGTACCTCGCCGGGCTGTTGGCTCCGGATAACGCAGTTTCGTCAATCACCGCAGTGAGCACGTCCGGCATTATACCGTCCAAAAGGCAGCGGGTAATTGCGTTAAGCACGGGTCTTGCGTTAAAAACATTGCAGTTTTCCTCAAAATAGGCATATAATTCCCTCGCTTTTGCCGGATATGGCCCAATCGTGCCGCCCGCCGCCTTTTCGCGCGCAGCACTAAGGACGGTAGGTGCAGTATGAATTTCTACTTTACTTTTCTTTACTTTACTTTCTATGGCATTCGCAGCTTGCAAATCGGCATTCGCAGGCTGCGAATCGGCATTTGCAGCCTGCGAATCCGCGTTCGCGGGAAGCAAACGCAAACCAGTGCATTCCTCCGCATCCAGCAGCCAAAAATCAGCGTTGACGGTTCTGGCACGTCTGGACCGAATAACGGCATAGTATCTTCTCTGGATTCCCTTACTTGTCAAAATGCCATGCTCTTCGAATAGCCCCTTATGAAAGAGTCCAACCCGAAAGCATGTATTTACGGTTGCTTTAACCGTCTCTGATCTAATGCCGCCGCCCATCCGTCTTGCTGTGGTGGTCGAATCGTCATAGCTCCACTTGTAAAAGTATCCATCGAATTTATACGCCATCTGGCAGAGGTAAAAGTAAATGCTGAACCCCTGCCAGCCCTGCGCTTCCAGCAATTTGTCAATTTTCGTGTCGCCGTCAAATATATTTACCGACCAACCGGCGAAGTCAATACCCTGTTTTGGTTTCCCTGACATTTTACACGATCACCTCCCCCCTTTCGGTCAGGTCCTTTCCTGCTTATCGTAGCACGGTTTTCGGCCGCTGTCGTTTCAGCCTTACATCAGCAAACGTATACCTCCGCGCCGGTCAGGCACTGCACTTCTTTTCGGAACCGGTCTTCCTCGCTGTTGGCTTCACTTAAATGCAACAGGTAAATCTGTCGCACGTTCCGCAGGTCGTTTGCATGAAGCATGTCCAACAGATGGTCAAGGCTCATATGGCTTTTTATCAGGCGGGGTACGCGCTCGATTGGGATGTATCCTTCCCGAATGCTGCGTTCCAGCCCTTCCTTGGAATAATTACATTCCGCCATAATATGGGTCAGTCCGGAAAAGCGGTACTTTATAAAATAAGTATCCGTAAAATATAAGAGTTTTTCTCCGGTGTGCTCACTCGCAAACAGGAAACCAAGCGGTTCTGGCGCGTCATGTTCTACGTCAAAGGGCAGCACCTGAAACGTACCAACTTGAAACTCCCGGAGGGCTTTTACCGCGTGTATCCTGTGGCCTGACAGTCCGCACGCTTCAACCGTGCCCGCGCTGGTGTATACGTCTACCCCCAAACGTGCAAGGTCTTTTGCTGCTTTGCTGTGGTCTTTATGAGAGTGCGTTATGAAACAGCCCGCCAGCTGCCGCACCCTGAATCCGCTGCCGGTCTGGATCGCTTTCAGCGGAATCCCAGCGTCCAGCAGCAGGGAGGTTTCGCCGTCACCAATAATGTAGGCGTTTCCGCTGCTGCCGGATGCAAGAATTTGAATCTTCATCAGAACGTCGGCCCGGTCAGTGTTGTTTGCCCGTCATCCTGAATGGCTGCCGGTGCAGTTTCCGCAGTGGGGCGGGACGATGCTGCCGGTTCGCTGGGGTTCCCGCTTGCAAAGGACGCGGGCGCGGTGGGTTCCGGCAAAGCGGTCGGCGTTACATCGATCACCATACCATTCGCATTTGCATCAATAATGTCCTGCGCTTCCAGCTCTGCAATGCGGGCTTCCCGCATTTTCATATACTGGTAATTGTCGTCAATCTTTTTCGGGTCGCGCGGGATGTGTTTTGCGCTGTATATCTCCCGCTTAATCGTTTTCAGGCACATTTCTTCATACCAGCCGTCAGTTTCCTGGTCAACCTGTTTGCCGTTTTCCCAAACCTTTTGTTTTCCGCCCCAGAAGTTTGCGGACGCGTATTTCGGCTTGCGTTTCTCGATATCCTTCTTGGTCATAATTACAAGTTTATTCTTTACCGGGTCGGCATATTCGATATAGCCGAAGCCTCCGATGATTTCGCCGCGGTCAAAGGCATTATTGATTGCAAATTCATAATTTTCTACCCGATTTTCCGCACTCTTTTTAATAGGCCGGAAAGTGTCCGTAGAATAGACAAGCTCGACCGTGACCGCAAGCGGCGGCTCTACCGCATACTTTTCCGCAATGTACTGAATGCCGTTATATCCGGGCATCAAAGTCATATCATATTTACCGGTTTTATTATTCTTATAAGGTATTGGAAACAGGTGGTTTTCCTGCATCATGTCAAGTCCCATGCGGGCATAATGCACAACATCCAGGGCAAGGTCGTTCAGGTTGACATTCCCCCATGTGACAGGGAGATTGTTGTCGTATTTTTCGTGATCCTTGTTTTTTTCGTTCTTTCGCAGGCGTTCTTCCTCTGCGGATTTCAGCGCCCGGTCAATGGCGATGAAATAGCCCTGAACCAGCTGCCGCTGATAGTCCGTTACCTGAATCTCTCCGACCGTGCTGCCGAATTCCTTCATCACCTTTGCGGTGAAGCGTTCAGCGGCGTTCGGCTTTACTTCTGCCGGAACCGGTGCGGCTGCGGGCTGTGGTACGGTGCTACCGGCAGTGGCCGGGGCTTTCGTTGTAGTGGCTGTCATTTTACTTTCCTCCCTGATTTTGATTTGTTGATTTTATGAGATATCTGGAACCAGACGGAGCTTTTTGTCCGGTTCGGATACAACTAATCGGACGGTCTGCATTGTTGTGTCAAGCAGATGCGTGACGCTTTCAGCGTTGTCGATAAATACCGGCATGGAAATTTCCCAATGTTTTGAAAGCGCTTCAATGATTTCCAGTCCTGCGTTGATACGAGCCGCATTGTTCGCGTCCCGGAAAGGAACCAGCGTCCCGGCATCGTTCGGTACAAGAACCTCACAATCATCTTTTACACCGCCGTTCACCTGCTCCAGGAAAAGCCGGAACTGCACGCCCCTGAATTTGCCGTTGATACGGCTTGTAAGCATACGGACTTTGGCTTTCGTAAACTGGTCGCAAAGATAAATGCCCTTTTCTAATTCCTCATACTGCGCGGATAATTCCTTTTCCTGCGCTTTCAGCTCTGAAATGCGGCGTTTTTGCGCCTGAATCTGCTCTGCCTGTCCCTTTTGCATCTGCTTTTCACAGATTTCCTCACGTACGCGCCGAAGCTGTTCTTCTATCTCTCCCAGCGCAGCCCCGATGTTCTTTCCTGCCTGTTTCTCATTACTTCGGGCAATGACAACCGCATCAAAAAGTTGTGTATATTCTTCTGTTGTTTCAAACGGTGCAGGGGTCTTAATCTGGCTTTTCAGTATGTCCAATTCCTGACGGTATTGCCTGCAAGCGGCTTCCGTCTCCGCTGCTTTCAGCTGGCAAGCCTCCGACTGTGCACGGAGCCGCGAAATGACTTCCTTATTGGCTTCTTTTTGACCGCGTGCGTTGATCTCTTGGAGTCGTTCGCTCTTTTTAAGATGGAACGCTTCCCGCATCCGCTGGACTTCCTCCGGCGGCAATTCACGGTGACAAGTCGGACAGACCGCCTCCCCTTCATCCCAGTTTTCGGCTTGTATGGCTGCGTACTGTTCCAGAAGTTCCTTCCGGCAAAGCTCCATGCGTTCTGCGTTCCGCCGCAGCCGGTCGGCTTCTCCTTCCGCTGCGGCGTGCTCTTCCTGTGCGGCAAACAGTTTCTTTTGCGTTTCTGCAATGGCTTCCTGCGTGCTTTGGTTTAACGTGCTCGTCCGCGAAAAATATGACATTCGGGCTTCCATGAGCGCTGCTTCCGCTTCGGCTGTCCGTTTACGTGCGTCCGATGTGGCTGTGTCCCCGGCTAATACGGACGCTTTCCGCTCTGTAAGCTGATCCCGCCGGGATTCAAGCTCTTTCAGCGCGGCATCCAGTTCTGTAAGGCTGAATGCCTTTTCAGGAATCGCCCTCTGTGCTTCATCAATACGTCCCGGAATATCCTGCAAACGCTTGTTAATATCCGTCTTTTTGGCAGACGCTATTTTCTTGTATTCGTCTACCGTATAGTATTGATTATCGGTTCCCGGCATCAGAAGGAAATCGCTCAGTTCTTCCAAGCCTGCGGCACTGGAAATCACGTCCGCGTCACTGATGTCGCCGCATACCTCCAGAAGAATTTTCCTCCGTGCTTCCCATGTCATATCTTCGGCAAAATAGTGCGGCATCGTGAGAATTTTCATCTGCTCCGGCCCGCCGCAGAAGGCAAGCAGGGAAGAGGTGTATTCCCTTTCCTTGACCGGCACGCCATCGATGTAAAAATCTACGCTGTGGCCGCTGAATTCTTCCGCTGCTGCCCCGCGCTTCTTTTTATAATTCTCATGGAACACCTTTCGCAGCGTAATCAGCCGTCCGTCTTCCATAGAAAAAACTGCTTCTGCACTGTGATCGAGATAGTGCACGTCGCCTCCGTGCTGGTTGCGGGTTTTAGGCGTGAAGTTCTTCGCTCCCGTGCTGGGACGGTCGAACAAAAGCCACGTTACAGCGTTGTAAACGGTGGTTTTTCCCGTGGCGTTATCGCCGTAAATGCTGGCGCTCTGTCCGTTGAAATCAAATCCAGCAGACTTAATGCCCTGAAAATTTTCCAGGCGTAAAGTGTTGATTTTCATACTTATTCCTCCTTCCTAAATGTTCTTTTATTGAACGGGTTTCCGTTGCAATGTGATCGTTTCATGGCAGCGGCGGCCAAAATTGCCCGCCGGGCCGTTCATCGCCGTGCGTCGGAAACTCGTCTCGTCATAGACGTAGCTGCAATTTAACAGCCCCTTTGTCTGATCCGGATGATATGCCCGGAATGCTGCACAGGCCGCGTTACTGTCCGGGGCTTCCACCTCGGTCCAGCCGCCGTAATATGGATGCCCTTCGCTTCCATATGTGAAGTAAAATATCGGCATTACACTACTCCTTTCACCGTTTCCGTCTTTATCTAAAAGACGTTTTTCTTGTATAATATTTTCTTCCCCTGAATCGGTTACTGCAAACTGCATCACAGTATGTACGCCGCCTCCCTTTCAGCGGTTTTCCGCAGTTCAGGCAATATCGCGGCTCGGTCTGTGCAGAGATGGAGCCTCCTTTGGTTTGTGGTTCCTCGTATCTGCGCACATAGAGCGGCAGCGCTTTCAGCATACCGTAACTTATGCCAAGCTGCCGCGCTTTCGCTTCATCCTGTGCAATCCCGGTCATGTTTTTTACCTCCATTCTGGTTCTATATTTCAAAGTTTTTCCCATCTGCCGATCAGCCGCTTTCCGCACCACGGACAGTGCTTGTACTTCATTCCCACCGGACTATGGCACTTCGGACAGCAGCGCGTCCCGTGGATTTTTACCGGTGTGCCGCCCGTCTTGAATTGCATACGCAAATCCCGGCACGCTGCGGAAAGTACCGGATAGCTCCGTATCCTTCTGACCGCGTTTTCGACCGTTTCCAGATGCTGCTCCTGCAAGGCCTCCAGGATCGCAGCCGCACCTTCACACGCTTCAATGTCGCGCTGCCAGATTGGATCGTCATCCGAACGTGCAAAGTCTGCGCTGTTATCGCGTAGGCTCTCCAGCTGGCTGATCGTTTCACTGATTGTCAGCACTTTTACACCTCCATTTCGCTTTGTCTTGTAGGATGCCTGTATCAGTTTCATCCGGACCAGCCCCCATCCATTCGCCGATCAGCGTCATAACGCCCGCTGCAAACAGAAGACCGACGATCTGCCACAGGAGGAGTGAACGAACGAGCGCGTATATAGTGCCGACAGTTGTAATGAACAGGAACAGCAGCAACAGCATCCGTTTGATGCGGACTTTTGTTCTTCTACTCATCAATATCACCCTCTAAATCAATCCAGATTTTAGCCATTTGGATCGCCCTTTCATAGTCACGTGCGTGCTGGTTATCACCGTGCGTTTCCTTTACTCTTCTTGCAAAGTCTTCGATATCCGTATGGCAACAGCCACAGACAACCATGATTCGGCGGTCCTTCGACCTATAGAAAGTGGTGATATCATTTCTGGAGCCAATTCGCGGGCTTGTCCAATAATGATGATTGTTGAAAATTCGTGCATCGCCACAGAGCCGTGTCCTACCACCGACCCATACCTTTCCGCAGACCCGTGCATCGCCGAAGACCTGTGCATCGCCGAAGACCCGCGCATTGCCGCCGACCCGTGCCTTGCCACCGACCCATACCTTTCCGAAGACCCGTGCATCGCCGAAGACCCGTGCATCGCCGAAGACCTGTGCATCGCCGAAGACCCGTGCATCGCCGAAGACCTGTGCATTATTGTTATGAGAGAGGTTTTCTTCTTTCTCAATCCATCCGCCGATATCTCCAACGTTAATATCGGAAAATGCTCGCAATGAACGGATGCGGTGGAGCGTTCTCCCAAAGAAATCCATCGTTTCTCCGGTAAACTCGTATTTTTTCTGTTCCATTTCCATTTTCATTCCTCCTTAGTTTAGGGGATTCCCGCCCTGCCAGTACCTGACTATTGCCCTCTCTGCGATACCGGCTCACAGGGATGCGGCAGGGCTTTACGGGCTTCCCACAACGCTGCCCCCGCTGGCTGCGGGGACGTTTCGGCCGGTTGCCGTCCGGCTCTCATCAGGTGGGGATTTAATTTACTACGGCTGTATTTGTCCCGGTTATTTCGTACTGTCTGACCCGAATTCTTCCAGCTTCACCGGTTCCAGCGTCTGGCAACTCTCAAGAAGATACTTCCTGGACACAGCATCTTCAAGTGTTCGGCAGACGGCTTCTCTTGGGTTCCCTTGGAATCGTGCCAGGAAAGACGGTACCGCGCCTGCGGTTCCTCTTTGCAGCTGGCTGTATCCTCGTTGGCCAGCTCGGCACGGCAGAAACCGACATATTCATGATCCTGAAGCAGAGAAAGATTTTCCAGAATGTCATGGACAAACGCAAGATATGTGGTGCTCTCCTCGCCGCCTTTAATCAAATCCTGTGCGTCTTTTTCACATATTGGCAGCATGATGCTGGTTTCTGTTGTTTCACGGCCATTTTCGATCTTGCGCGTCATTTGATAAAAAACCCTGACGTTCTTCATATGCTCAAACCCTTTCTTTTGTCAGGCTCCGCCACAGGGACGGAGTCATGGTAATAATTCGGTAGCCGGTAGCTTCCAGCTCGGTGGAGCGGTCATAACTTGCAACGTCCTGCGCCTGCCGGGTGACGGCATTTGCCAATCCGTACAGGGACAGGTCGCCGCCTGCGGCTAAATGTCCAAGGATACCGCTGCTTTCCGAATCCGTGAAGCCGTATTCTTTGGAAGCCAGTTCTACCACCTGCTGGACTTGCTGGGGCTGAAATGTCGCTTCGGTCGATTCCCGCAGCTTGTCCACGATGGCAGCAAACCGCGCCTGATCCACTGCCGCTTTGACCGAATCCTCCAGCTTCATCAGGAATGCTTTGTCGTCCGCTTCGATGGTCTCATTGCGGTAAATGCTGAAATCTTCCCGGCTTTCATTCGCACGGCCTACGTGGTATTTACGGAGTTTGCCGTCCTCGGCAATCATGCCGTTGGAGCAGACCAGCCGGTAAATCAATGGGCTGACTGTGACGCTTCCCATGCCAACCTCGGAATTACTGATAAGCACCCCGGCCTGTACAATATCTCCTTTTTTGATTTCAGCGGTTACGCGCGGATTGACCACCTTTAAGTACATGCGGCTGTCTGTCAGTTCACAGCTTTCCACACCCGCGCCCTCCATGCGGCTGATGATCGGCAGGACCGCGCTGGCTACCTCAAAGTTATCAATGCGGCGGTATCGGTCAGACAACAGTGCCCGCGCCGTGCCGTCCAGCGTGCGGAGCATCCGTTTCGACTGCGGCATCTTCGCAAACCAGCCGTTGGCATTGAGCGTCAGCAGCTGCGGGTATTCCCTCCGCATCCGGTCGTAATACGTTGCCGGGATTTTCAGGAACTGCCCGATTTGACGGTGCGCAATCTCCCCAACATCGTAATGCTGGATCATCTGACCGCCCATGACATTCAGCGCGATCCCGCCGTCGTCCCGGCTGTCCATGCTCAGCACACCCGTGCTTACGATCAGATCCTTCTTCGCCAGCTGCTGGCGTTCCAGCTCGGCGGCAAGTTCCTGTAAGGTTTTTCCTTCTTTCATGTAAATAGCTCCTCTCTTTATATGTTACTGTTTCGATTTGGTTAACCGCTCAGCTTTCCAACGCTGAAAGTCAGCTTTTATCTCTGGATCGTCATAGTCCCGAAGAATCGCCGGGAGCAGTGCCCTTGCAATTTCCCGGCCAACAGCCGCCGGAATCATTTCCGGTTCAATATTGGCACAGGTTCCGACTTTTACCATGTTCTTGTTTTTCAACAGTGCACGTCCTTTCAATTCGCCACTTGTCAGCCGTAAGAGAATGTGCTATAATTCAATTACGACTTCATATTGTACGTGAGTTGTCTGCTCCGCTGGTGTTGGTGTCACCAGCGGAGCGCTTTCGTTTGGATTAGGAAATGGCCCATGCAAAAGATTCTTTCATCCTTTCTCCAAGTCGCCTGCTGCTCGGGCAAAGCTGTTCATTAAAAGCTTTGGCAGCGTATCGCCGCCAATCAGGGCCTCCAACTCACCAAACAGAAGCTTGACAAGTGCGCTCAGACCCATATAAGGGAGCGTCCCAGCGCGGTAAGCTATCAGCAGGCGTGCGCTGATATTGTAAGTCCAGCATGTTTCACCGTTCGCATTCTCATGACAGGATGCAAATCCAAACGGTGCACGACCATCCTGTAATGCATAGTAAAGCGTACTCGTAGACCAGCCGATGTATTGTGCGGCAATGTATACCGGCACATTCGCATACTGTAAAATCTCCTCGTCCGCAACCTCTACAGGTGCGGCTCTTTTTCTTGGCATACTAACACTTCCTTCCCTAGTTCGATAGGAAGCGCTGAAATACAGCGCTCAAATCTCCAAGCGGTTCACAATATCCCGGATCATTGCCATCCCCGAATCACCCGCAACGTTGATGGCCCTGTATCCGCTTCTGAAATAGGCAGATACAAAATCATGCTCCGCGTCATATTCGAGTGTCAGCAGCTCTGCGCCAGCCCTCGTCGACTGGATCGCCTTGCACAATAGACGGCAAATCTGCGCCTTATCCTCGTAAGGCGGCTCCGGGATCAGTTCGTACTCGGCGGCATCCTCCGCAGTCAGGGGATGCTCGTACTCTATGTATCCCCAAACCCGCTCCCCAATGGACGGGATCAGCTGCTTTGCGTCAAAGTTGATAACCTTGCGAACCGGCTCGGTTTTCGGATAACCGCCCGGAACGATGGGCTGCATTGCGGAATAGTATTTATACATCGTGTTTCCTCCTTCCCCGTTAAGCCGATAGGACAGCTTTCTTCTGTGACACCTGAGATCAGGTGATATCCTCCCGATTCGCTTCAACCCTATCATGCGCTGATTGCTCAGTCAGTAATTCATCCAACGTGCATCCAAGCAAGGTCGCCCTACACCCACATGTGCTGCAACACTTTCCTGTGAGAGGCCAGCCTTATTACGGAACTTCTTTATGGATAGCATTTATTCCACCTCTATAAAATATGTCATCTTTCATGGTGGTCCCGCTTTGCGGGGCTTTTTTACGCGCCCTCCTGCCGCTCAGCGGGGCGGGGCTGCTCACGAGCTTGCATCAGCAAAGCTCCCTGGATGATATCTCCGATTCTGCCCTGCACGTCTTCGGGTAGTTTCTTTAGCCGCTCCTCCATAAGTCGGATTACTGTTTCATTTCTGGTCATAATGATTCACCTCCTCACAGTTACGTCATTCAACCTGTATACACATTATAGTTTCATAAAAAAACTTTGTCAAGTCTTTTTTGAAAATTATTGTTGCATTGTGAAACAACACATGATATACTAGTTTTTGTAGAAGGGGGGTGACTACCTTTGCAAACACGAATCACAAGTATTCGCAGGTACTTCGGCCTTTCCATGGAAGCATTCGGATCCCGCATAGGCTTGACCAAGTCAATGGTTAGCCGAATGGAGAGCGGGAATAACCAGCCTACCGAAAGGACACTTATATCCATTTGCCGTGAGTTTAATGTCAATGAAAATTGGCTACGAACTGGCAATGGAGAAATGTTTTGTCAAGACAGCGAAAGTCTCCTTGACAGATTGGCTGAGGAATACAAGATGAGTACCCGAGAACGCGCAGTCATCACTGCATTCCTAAAACTTGATGAGGATGGCCGCTCTGCAATCCTGCAATACGTAGACAACCTTGTCGCGGAACTTTACCCAGAAGTTGCATTATCCAAAGACCACAAGACAAAACCACGCAAGCAGAAAAAAGCGCCGGATGAAATGACACGAGAAGATATCATTGCCGAATTAGAGCGCCAGCTTGATGAAGAAAAGGAGACCCAGAACACATCACCGGTCTGTGGCCCTGGAAACTTCGACACGGCTGCAGGATAAGATAAGGCAAAGCGTACCATGCATTGAATCCAGTTTCCGCCGTCTTTAAGTGACATATTGATAACAGAAAGAGAGATGAAAATCATGCCAATTATTTTGCTCATCCTTATTGCTCTTTTGATCTGGCTGTTCATTGAATATCGGCGCTCTCAAAAGAATTTATACGCTGCACAGCAAATCGTTCAAAAGATCGAAGATGCGGACAAATATGCAGCTGAAAAGCGCAATGAAGCAAACCGTTATGATGCCGAAATGCGCTTTGAAGCAAACAAATACGATACAGCAAAGCGCAGTGACGCAGACAAATATGCAGAGGAAAAACGCGCCAAAGCAGATGCATATTACCACGATGTGAAAGAGAACACAAAATCCCTGGAAAGCAAAAGAGGTGCTCTGCAAGAGGAATTGCAAAATCTTGAGCTGGATATATTTATTGGTATGGTCAGGATTGATGATTATGAAAACTTAAAATCTGACGAAATCAAAAACCAGCTGACGCTGCTGCGCGGAAAGCAGGATGAATTGATAAAGAACGGTTCTGCGTTAAAAACCACCTCTAATATCAGCACTCAAAAACGTATTGCGGATAATCAGAAGAAACAGGTTCTGCGCTGTTTTAATGCTGAATGTTCAAACATTATTGGCAGTGTTACCGTAAAGAATGTTGATGCTTCCCGTGCTAAAATCCAGCGTGCCTTTGATACGGTTAATAAACTATTTACGGTAGACGGTGTTCAAATTTCTTCCGATTATCTTGCGAGCAAATTTGAAGAACTTAGTCTTGTTTATGCCTATATGCTCAAAGAAAATGAAGAACGTGAACAGCGCAAAGCAATCCGCGAGCAGATGGTTGAAGAAGAAAAAGTTCGTCGCGAAATAGAACGTGCCAAACAAAAAATTGAAAAAGAGGAATCCCAGTTTACAAATGAGGTCAATAAGCTAGTGGGATACCTCCAAAAGTCGAAAGACGATGTGGAACGTCAGCTGTACATAGATAAGATCAATGACTTGCAGGAAAAAATTAAGGCTCTGGAAGCTGATAAAGAAAACGTCCTCCAGCGCGAACAGAATACCCGGGCAGGTTTCGTTTACATTATTTCTAACATTGGCGCTTTCGGTGAGCATATATACAAAATTGGCATGACACGGCGCTTGGAGCCTATGGACCGTATTGCAGAACTCAGCAGCGCGTCTGTCCCATTTCCTTTCGATGTCCATGCCCTTATCTTTTCAGATGATGCGCCCGGACTGGAAACTATCCTGCATCAGCACTTTAGCAACGAGCGTGTAAACAAAGTGAATCCTCGAAAAGAATTCTTCTGCGTTGATCTTGCTGAAATAAAAAAAGTGGTTTTGGAAAACCACAATGCAACGGTTAAGTTTGTAGATATACCAGACGCAACGGAATACCGGGAAACCCTTAAATTGAACGAAAATGCATAATAATGAAAAAGCCGCCCTCACGGGCGGCATAGAAAATCATTCCGAATAATTGAAAGGTATATAGTTTATGGAATATATCGTGAAACTTATTTGGGACAGCGAAGCAGCTGTCTGGGTCGCTACAAGCGATGACATTCCCGGCCTGGTGCTGGAATCCGGTTCATTCGATGCTCTGTTAGAGCGTGTCCGCATTGCCGCGCCGGAAATGCTTGCGCTGAACCATACAAAGCCGCCGTTTACCCTGACGTTCCTCTCAGAACGACATGAAAGGATTGCGTTGTAAATGGCAGAGTATAAAAAGCGGGTACGCGATATCCTTGCGCAAAATGGCTGCACTTTCCAGCGGCACGGCTAAAAGTCTTTATTGACAAATTTAAGCCAAGTGTTTACTTTTCAAGCGCATATGATATAATATAAACGGAAGGAGGCATGAAGCATGTTTAGTAAGAACCTTAGATATTTCCGACTCAAAAAGGGGATGACTAAAAAGGCACTTGCCGATCAGGCAAATGTTACGCCAATGGCAATCACGAATTACGAAAGCGGCAAGCGGAAGCCAGACATGGAAACCATGAAACGCTTGGCTAAAGCGTTGGATGTTCGCGTTTCAGATTTCCTTGCCACGCGAAGCAAAGATATCGTATTTGCTCATGGCGAGTTCAGGAAAAACACCAAGCTAAGCCAGTCTCAACAGGACTTTGTGCGCGAAGCTACAGAAGAATATTTTAGCCGTTTTATGACCATTCAAGACATCCTTGGTGGTACCGTGCTCCCGGATGCTCCAAACTGTTATGTGTTGCCTCTCACCGATCATGATGAGGAAAACGCTGCATCTTTACGCAAGTATCTCGACTTTCCAAGTAACGGACCAATTGAAGGACTGACGAGTAAACTTGAGAACAAAGGTATTCTTATATACGAATGTGATGTGGGTAACCGGAATTTTTCCGGAATGAACGGTTTTATCGATGATATGCCTTATATCGTCATCAATCCAAGTATGACCCCAGAACGCATCCGTTCTACCATCGTACACGAATTAGCTCACCTGATGTTCGCTTGGCCGGAAAATATGCAGGACGAAGAAATCGAGAAAAAAGCAACCTCAATCAGCGGCGCGTTCTTGTTTCCCAAAAACGATGCTATTCATAAACTCGGGATTCGACGCTCCTCAATTACAAATGATATGACCCTTGTCGCCAAAGAATATGGTATTTCCATGATGCTTTTAGTAAAGCGAAGCGAAATCGCAAAGATTGTCTCGCACGCTGTTGCGCAAAACTTCTTTATCCGAGCGTCACAAGCCGGATGGAGGTCTCCGGAACCGTCCCGTATCAAGGCA